GAATTTTCCATATTGTAGTGACAATAAGTCATCAAGTTCATCTTGCTGTACTATGTATACTTGACTTCCTAACTCTTCCCAGGTGTATTGTCTATACTCTCTATGATGAAAATTAATACCACGAAACCCCCAGTTGAATAATTCTGTAACAGCAACTAGTGGATGTTGATCATACTCAATGTTTGGAGTTTTTGCATAGTAATAAAATGTGCATATATTTCCAACTTCTGGTATTGGAGTTACTGTATCATTTAGTGCATAGGTGATTAGTGTCATCCTATCATCAACACTACCCTCTTGTTGCACATCATCAATGATAGGTTCTATGCGGTTCATTTGATACCTAATTCGTCCTCGGTGATAATCTTAAATTCAATTTTTCTATCAGCACAAAACTCTTGAGCAGCTCTCCACTTTGCTTTATTAATTTCCCAAGTAGTGCATTCATAGATGTATGATTTTGTTACTTTCTTTCTTTTTGCTGGAGGTTTTGTTTGCTTCTTGGGTTTCACCTCAATCACATAAGTTTTAACTTCACCTGTGCTTTCTTTTACTCTTATAATAAAGTCGGGAAAGTATTTGTGAACACGATTATCTTTTGGTGAGACGTATGGAATATGAAATTCTTCACTCCCCCATTGGAGAATGCTCTCATTTAAATCACACCAACGGCAAAACTTGCGTTCCCAACTACTTCGACATATAATATTAGTAGGATCACCTTTGTATTTGTTGGGATATGACGGACTGTATTTACTCTTGATACTTTCTGCCATACATAATATATAAGGTAAAAACTATTTATAAATGGCACTCACCGATAGACTGGGCAAAACTAAAACAATTGCTGAGATTAAATCAGCACTACTAAATCCTGCTCTAACATCACACTTTGATGTTCAGATGCCGTTTCCTACGGCATTAAAATCAATCCTTGGTGTTGAACAAAGATCTTTTAATTTATCGTGTAGTGATGCAAGTCTCCCTGGATCTCAACTATCAACATTTGAAATTAATAATGATCGCACTGGTGTGACTGAGAGGCATGCATATAGAAGACAATTTGATGGTAAGATTGATCTTACTTTTTACGTTGATGCAAAGAGATATCTATCAATTCGTTTTTTTGAGGCATGGATATCTTATATTATGAATGAAGAAAAGGGTGATAAAGATATTGCAGCAAAGGAATATCATTATCGGGCAAAATATCCAATAGATTATATGATGGACCAAGGATTAAAAATTACCAAGTTTGAAAGAGACTATCAGAATTCTTTGACTTATAATTTTGTTAGAGCATATCCCGTGTCGGTTTCATCTATGCCGGTTTCTTATGATGCATCAAGTTTACTCAAAGTAACAGTTTCAATGAATTACATTAGATACTACATTAATAAACCTGTTAGAACTTCTGGCTCGACTCCACCAAATGTCACAGAACAATCAAATATAAACAATCAGTTCTTTACCACTGATCTTGATTTAAACCTTGGCACAGAAAATTTTGAAACTCCCAATGGGATTGATTTCAATACCATTGGAGCAGATGGTTTCGCTGAAGGTTTTTCTGATAATATGAGAAAAACTATATTTACCAAAGACCTTTTCCAATAACTCATCTAAATAATAACACTGAACTTCTATAGGACATTATGCCTTTACCAAAGATTGCCACACCGGTATATGAACTCGAATTACCATCTACAGGTGATAAAATTCAATACAGACCATTCCTTGTAAAAGAAGAAAAGGTTCTTGTGATTGCTTTAGAGAGCGAAGATACAAAGCAAATCACAACTGCTATTAAGAATGTAATTAAGAACTGCATTCAAACTAAAGGTATCAAGGTTGAAAATCTTCCGACCTTTGATATTGAATTCCTGTTTTTAAATATTCGGGGCAAATCTGTTGGTGAAGAAATTGAAGTAAATATAACCTGCCCTGATGATGGAGAGACTCAGGTAAAACACATGATTAATCTTGATGATATTCATGTTCAAAAAAATGATGAGCATACTAATCAAATCAAGATAGATAAAAATATCATGATGGAGATGAAGTATCCTTCTCTTGACCAGTTCATTAAAAATAATTTTGATTTTGATGATGGTAATGCAATGGATCAATCATTTGAATTGATTGGAACATGTATTGATAAAATTTATACTGAGGATGAAGTATGGGCAACTGAGGATTGCTCCAAGAAAGAGATCACTGAGTTCTTGGAACAGATGAATTCATCTCAGTTTAAAGAGATTGAGAAATTCTTTGAAACAATGCCTAAACTTTCTCATACAATTAAGGTTAAGAACCCCAACACTAAGGTGGTTAGTGATGTTGTAGTTGAGGGACTGGCAGGTTTTTTCGCGTAGCCATGATCCACATGGATCTGGAGAACTACTACAAACTTAATTTTGCCTTAATGCAGTATCATAAATATTCATTAACTGAGATTGAAAACTTGATGCCTTGGGAACGAGACATCTATGTTGCACTATTGCAGCAGCATCTTGAGGAAGAAGAATTAAAGCAAAAACAAAGGAATGCCATCTAGTAAATTCGGTTCTAAGTTTTTCGGTGAAAGATACCAGCAGTATGTTGATGAACTTACTGCTGAAGGGACTATTGATGGTGAGAAATTATCTCCAACTGAGAGAAAAGAAGGATTTAAAAAGAGAAAAGATAAGATAGATTTTCAAAAATTTGTAGAAAAAGTTTTAGAGAAGAAACAATCAGCTTCTAAAACAACATCTGAACAAAAACCATCTCTTGGTGGTAATGTTAGTAGTGCTATTGTAAAAGCGCCTAAGATTGATCCTGGAAAACTTGTTCCACAACAAGCAGGTGAAGAAACTAAAGAGAATATTGATGATATACTAAAGGGGATTGACTCTATTCTTGATACTTTGAGAGAACAAGAAAGGATAAAGAAAAAAGAAGCAAGGAAAAGGGGCCGTGAAAATGAAAAAACGAGAAGAAAAAAATCTGAAGATAGATTAGAGGGTGGAATATTTAAGGGACTTGCAAAAGCAACTAATAAAGTTCTTGGACCAGTTAAAGGTTTATTTGAAAGGGTATTTGATTTTATTAAAACAGTTCTTCTTGGTAGGGTGCTCTTCAAATTACTTGAGTGGATTAGTGATGATGGTAATCAAGATAAATTAGCTGCTATTGGTAAATTCTTAAGTAAAACCTGGCCTGCACTTCTTGCTGCTTACTTATTATTCGGTAATTCCTTAGGCAGATTTGTCGTAAGAATGCTCGCAATGACTGCGAAGTTTATTCCAAAGATTGCAGCAACTATTGTTAAACTTGCTGCTGCTCACCCGTTGGCAGCTGCTGCACTTGCTGGTGCTGGAATATTTGCTGCTGGGTATGTGATACCAAAACTAATGCCTGGCACTGTTGATGAACAAGAAAGAAAGACGGCCGCGGCCCCTGGAACAGTTGAGGAAAAAATTAAAGCACTTGAGGAAAGAAAGAAAAATTTATCCATTACAGATAGATTGTTTAACGTTGAAGGTGAAATCAATGACCAAATTGAATTCTTAAAAACAGGTAGAGCAGCAAAGTATGGTGCAGCACCTGGACAAGGATTTGCTGGTGGTGGATTAGTTCAAGGATTTGCTGGCGGTGGTCATGCTCATGGTCGTCCAAGATCATCTGGAACAGATACCATCCCCGCGATGCTAACTCCAGGTGAGTTTGTTATGAGTCGTGGTGCGGTTCAAAAATATGGTTCGGGTACACTTGCATCAATGAATGCTGCTGGTGGTGGAACTAACAGACCCAGAATGATAGGTGGATCTGTTTATGCTTCTGGTGGTGGACATGTTCATGCCGGTCCTGATACTGAACCAGCAGAGGAAAACAGACAGTCTGCTGAAAGGCAACCTGAAGTTCCAGCAGGTGATTTTGATCCAGCGGCCATTAGTGCAGCACTCTCAAAACAATATGGAGTTGATGCTCCTACATCAGTCCCTACATCGACTGTAAAAGCATCTACCCCTTTGAT